TCATCACGGTTGGTTACTCTTTCGTTTACTGATAGGAGGTAACTAACAATGTCCGTGATTTTCCCCGGTAACTACGTAGCTGATCTCAACGCTTACCGCGAACAGGGTGTGTATGCCACCCCTGGTGTTGAGTTTTACCAAGTACGCGGTGTCGCAATTGTGTCTTCCAACCTGACTGGTGGTGGCACTCTTAGCCCTCAGATCATCTCGCCTGACCTGCGTGCTGATGACAAGCCCCGTTTGGATAAAGCCTTTAAGGTCCCTGCTGGCGCAACTGTCTATCGCACTGCAATCAATGCTGTGAACCTCAAAGCTTCCGGTACTGATACCGTCCGTGTTGATGGCCTGACCACCACCACAAACACAGAAGCTACTCTGACTGCTTCTGGTGGTGCATTTCCTGCAGCTGGTGCAGCCACTGCTTTTGACTTTGGTACTACCAAGTCCGTTGAAAGCAGCGAAATCACCATCACTGCTCCTTACTCTGGAGCTCTGACCATCGATAATCCCGATGACTGTGCTTATGTGATCGTTGAAGTTTGCTACTTCAAAAACGGTGCTGCCCCCGATGCAGATAATGTTCGGGTTCCTTACAAAACTGAATCTGGTTCAGGTTATTGATCCACTTCTAAACATAAAAGAGGACCTTAATGTAGGTCCTTTTTTTGTGCCTATAATTAGGAGGAAGGCAAAGATAAACTATGTCAAACCTATTTCAAGACCAAAAAACAGGGAAGCTCGTAGAGTTCATCAATAAGCATGACAAAGAATACGCAATGGTGCGTGATTCAGGTGGCAACATTAATTATGTGAATCTAGATTCTTTAGTCCCATACGACAAACAGAAAGGGCGACTTACAAAGGTAGACGCACCTCAGTTAGTAGTAGAGAAAGAAGAAGTGTTAAAAGAGCCGGTAGTGCCTTTTGAAGATACTCGCATGAATATGAATACAGCAACAGCTGAAATCATTGCAAAGCGATTGCCTGGAGTTGGCTACACAACAGCAAAAAGGATTATTGAATTACGAATGTCACTATCAGGCGAACGTTTTAGCAATCTTAAACAGCTAGAAAATATCCCTCGTGTCAATTGGGAACAGCTTATTGAAGAAGATCTAATTTTCATTAGTTAAACTAGTAGTAGTGTAACTAGTGCCGGAAATGGCTATTGATATTGAGCAGGTATTGTTAGCAAAAGCTGCAATGGATGCAGAACAGTACCCCTCGCAAGAAGCTGCAGCTTATGGCGGAATGGCGTTAGGAGCGGGGCTTGGGGTCTTAGCAGGACAACCTATTCACATGATGGGAAATTCCATCAATCGTGGATTAGATACTATCAACCCACAACGACCAATGAGGCGTGGCACAGGTGGTGCGCCAGCTCAATCACTAAAAACAAAGCCACGTGGATCCTCTGTAGGAGCACGTATGAAGCCAGGGCCAAGGATGGCAGGCGGATTACTTGTTGCAATATTAGGAGGACAGCTTGGACCAGAAATTCGTCAAGATATGATTGATAATTCTCCTGCTGCAGAACTACTAGCAAAATTCCAATCAGGCACTGGCTCAGCCGCAGATGCATATGCGCTTCAAGAGGTGCTTGCTGACACCTACCGTCAAATGGGAGTTGCGTGATGGAACTAAATGAGTATCTAAAGTCAAAAGTTAGATTTCACTTAGGTTTTAATGCAGGCGCTCAAATCCCTGCTGGAGACAGAAGTCGTCTAGAAGAAGCCCTTGCCCTTATACCAGACGAATACTGGTATGAGCAAATTGTTCAACACATTCGACGCTGCGATACAGCATGGGAAAATAGTGAATACTTCCCAAATGGTGCAAATGGTTCACCTAACTACAGCCGATTAGAACAGATTGCAGGCGACGTTCAGCGTACAATCGCAACGTCTGATCCACTTAAAGGTGATGAATACTTCCGTGAGATTTATTTGAGAGAAGGGGATCGTCTTGCTGAATCCCTGTATGTTCCTAACTACAGACGACCAGAAGTAAGACGGTATGCATTTGAACGTGCAGGATCAGAATTCATCATGGCAATACCTGGACCTGCTGATACAGCAGTAGGTTCACGTATTATGCTTAATCAAAGCTGGCGTTAGTTGTAGAATATATCTAGGTTATCTATATAGATTATGGAATTTAAAAAAATTACCATGGGAAGGGGCAAAGATACTGACTGGGAGTCAAAGAGAGCTGCCGCTTTAGCACAAGCTGATTATCAAAATGGTTTTATGTGGGGCCAGCAGACTGCATTAAATGCCACTAACGTTAGTCCAAAATACGGCAATCCAAACGCCTTACCAATGTCAGGCATGCAACAGCCTGATAGTAACAATAATCAAGTATTTACTAATCCAAGTAAACAGACTGGATTGCTGGGTGAATTCTCAAGCACAATGAACCCACAAGAAAGTCCTGAAATGATGGGACAAGATGTAGAAGCAAGGATTGCAGGACTGCAAAACGGTATGCAATACCAAGGTCATAACAATCGTCAGCAAATTTACGGAGCTTGATAATGGCTAGATCATCAACAGATCGCAGAACAGCGAACAGGCAAAAAATGAGCCCCAACGAAGGCAGAGTTGAGGTTGCTGCACAGCCGTTACCTGGCGCACCTCAAAATCAAAAGGGTGGCAATGTTGCAAACTATCCATTCTTTGACGTAGAAGGTCAGATGTCCCAACAAATGGGAACAGGGGGTTATCAATATCCTTATGGTGATGGTGGCCTTCCATTAGGCGATGGCCGCGATGGCGCTATAGGTTTTGTTGAAGGCTCAGGCCGACCACAATATGTTGTTACTGGGCAAAGACAAAATCAAATTACAAATGGTTCTCCTGAGTTAGGAGCACCAGATAATGAAACTGCTGGTCAAATGGAATTAACGTTCAATGCGCAGCAGGCTGGGATGCGGGCCGCGAAGCTATACGCCGGACAAGAAGATCAAACTCCTAGCTATCAGCTTTCTGGTATGGGCATGATTGGAATGCAAGCAGAAATGAATAGTCAACAGCCAAACCCTGGACAAATCCCTAATCAAATGCCATCACAGTCAGGAATGACCCTTCCATTACAAGGAGTCCCTGATGTTCAAATGGCTCAAACTGGGATGAGCACTGGGCGTGGGGGTGGACGCAACCAATCAACTCAACAGGCATAAATCATGGCAACTACAGCAACCAATAAGCAACCGCTATTAATCGATCGTGTATTTCACAATGTAATCTCATCGAATACACTAACTTCAGGTTCCTCTAATGACTTAGATATTGTTGGTACCAACGAATCAGTAATTTTAGTAGAGTGTTCAAGCAATGATGGAGGCATCATTGAAGATCTTTATACGATTTCTAGGACTGGAACTTCCACTGCTTATGCAGTTCTGCTGTACTTGAGCACAGCTATCGACTACTTACGACCTAACGAAGCAGTATTTGTTGGAAGCATGATCAGCTCGACTACAGGAGGTACACGAGTATCTTCAACGCAGCTGCCGAAAGTTCTTGCTCCTGTTCCATCAGCAGGGAACACATCTCAACTGAATGCATTTTATGTTCCTAAAGGATATAACCTTTGGGTGACACTACAGACTGCAGGCCCCGTAGGAACAAGTGATACACCAATTATTGGAGCTCAAGGCGGGTTCTATTAATGCCTAGAAAGCAGAATGGCTTTGGTAATGCCTCGTCACTTGCTTTTAACAAAGTCAATAAAAATATAAACAGAGGTAAAGCTAAAGGCGCTACTGGTATTTATCCAAGTAAAAGAGAATTTGGATCTACTGTACAACGTAGTGTCATTGAATCCTACGACTTAAATAGTAGTTGGATAAGGTGGCGCAAAGGTATGGAGTTCTATTACCAGGCTGCTTGGAACAAACTACAGCAGTTAAATCCGAATTATGATCCATACAACGAAGCAAGTAAACAATTTATTGATCTAGAGATTAATACAAAACTCTATCAAGGAACAGCTGGAGAGATTGACGTAAAGTTCGATGGCTATAGGTTTGCAGCCAAAGGGTCTGATACAGCCAATCACTACGTAATCAAAAGGACACCGATTAACCCACCATCACTGGGTCAGGTTAATACGGTGATGAACGATCCATTGACTCATGCTGAAAATAAAGAAGTCAATGAGGTGTGGGCAAAAGTAACGCCTACATCTCAATCATTTATGCTACGAAATATGCTTGGTGAACGATTAACCGATGGTAGCTCAGAAGCATCAGTGGTTAATGTATTAACTCAAGCAGAACGTCCGTCTATATTTATAGGCAAAACTCTTAATAGCGATGAGAGAACCATAGTTAAAATTACTGTAACCAAGGCTTCATTGCTTGCATCAGCACACGTCATCAAAAATGGTGGAGATTTAAATTCAATCATTGGAGAGCTGGGGTATGTCAAAGAATTCTATATAGAACAAACAGTTGGCACTGACTATACCTTCAAAGATGGAGAAGGGTTTACAGAAGCAACAGGCAATATTGATTATTTCTGTGTTGATGCAAACGTCAATAAAACTGGTGTAGATTTTGAAATTCTTGATCAAAATCAAGAGTTACCTGCGACATTAATAGACATCGCAACATTGCCATCACTTTATTCAACATCAGCAGCTGACTTTACAATTAATGGGAAATACTACTATGACAAAGCAAAATACCAACGGTTCTATGGTAAAAAGTATTTAACGGCAGCTGTTGTAGAAGGTGAAGTGGCAACGGCTTCATTTGTAGTATTGCCATTTACAATTGAATCAATCAAAGAGGTAGGTACAAATATTGAAATAACATCAGCCCCATTTTTTAGCGAGTGTAAGCTTTATGCACCTATAGGCAATGAGGCAACTTTAATATTTGCGGACAACAGCTTTACTAAGACAGAACTTGATACAGACATAGATGGTAACTATTACCATGATGATGCTTTCGATGAGAATGGTGTTGCACTGCCTCAATGGACACGCATTGATACAGATGTAAATCCGTGGGAACAAACAGTGTTCACAGCAACACAAGGACTCACTCCAGCTGTGATGTACTCATGCAGCTGCCCTGCTCATTCACACGCACAGCTTCGAATGCCACAATCTACCGACAGTGACGACACTCGCAAGGTGAACAGACAGCGTCGTTACCCACTGCCCACTGCACAAGGTGTGAATAGATTTACTGAAGGCGCACTCACACAAGTCGGTGGATTAATTCAGTCATGGGCAACTGATAAATATAAAACCTCATACAAACAATGTAAACATTCAATAGCTTCACGTTTTATTGAAAGAAACAAAACGAAAGAACCTAACAGTTATCCATCAATATCATCACGAATCAAATTTGAGGAAAAACTTCAAGACGAAATACAGGATATTCCTTCCGAATTTAGATTGTCATATGAGCGTAGTGGTATCTCGACATTAGAAGTAATCTTCTCTATGAGTGAAGCATTGAATATGGATGATGCAGAACTTGCTTATGTAATGTTGAAGTCAAAGTTCTAACACAGATACAATAGAAAGTAGTATGGTAGCTAGCCCGTGTCTGATAGTTATTACGGTATTATTCAAGCAGTCAATAATCTAAGACTTGCCAACGGCGCAACACAAAAGGAGTATTCGCCAAGCTTTCAAGGAATTGTTGAAGCTCTTGTAGATATTAAGAGAGAGTGGGGCGGTGCACAGCCAGGTGTATTTCCGCCTGGATGGGGCACATCAACAGATGAAAATGGTCTCGTTACAGGAGATTATCTGTACGCACCAAAGAATGGTCAACTGTGGTTTGATACTAGACATGGTCGTTTGATGATTTATATTGACGACGGTTTTTATCAAACAAATGGTGCGGATATTTTAACAGCAGTTTCTGATACACAGCCAATTTATGAAATTACTGGCGCACTATGGTGGCAACCAACTACAAATTCCCTGTACTTAAATGATGGAACGCAGTGGATAAATGTCACCACTACAACTGTTGCAAGTTTAAAAAGCGATTTGTATACAGCAGTAAACAATAGTACTGACTATGCATCTCTTAAAACCAATCTATTATCCGCACTGAGTTAAGAGATTGCTAGCATTAAGACATAGAAAAAGAGAGAATTATGTTTACACCTGAAGATTTTCAGCTATCACTTGAGTCTCAGTTGAAATTACGAATGATATACGATGAAGTTGATAAATGCAGTGATGTTGGAAATTTGCAGGCACAGCTTAAAGAAGCCACTCAATTGATGATGAGATATCAAACAATTTTAAATCGATTACTTAGAGACAAGATTACTGAGAATCTATCTATGATTACTGATAAAATAGAAAAAGATTTGTAAGCAACACCCATGCCAAGCATAGGAGATGGTAAAACAAAATTTGGTCGCTCTTATGTGTATTTAAATCCACAAGTTAACGGTCAGTATAGCGGTACTGGTGTTTGGCGATTAAATAATCAAGATATTTCATTCGGGGTCGATTCCACTGCGTTAATTCAATCAGCACAAGTGGCAGCAGGAGCAGCGAGCATAAGCGCTGGTGAGCCTGTTTATATTGATGCGACAGGTAAAGCCAGGCAAGCAGATGCATCATCACTGACAACGGCTCGTGTTGCTGGTCTAGCGACAACTGCAGCGTCAGCTGGAAACTTTGTCTCCTTTACAAGGAATCAAGCTACCACTATCGCAAACGTAAATTCTGTCGTTGATAACGTTAGCAATGGATTACTAGAACCTGGAAAGTACTATTGGCTTAGTGTTAATTCAGGAAAATTGACAAGAACTCCAGAGACAGCAACAGCAGGCTCAGTGCTTGCACAAGTAGGCCTGGCATTAAGCACAAGCGAACTTCAAATTGAAATCCAAGCACCTGTGGTGATTTAACATGGCTGATCGTAAACTCACCGTATTAAACCCAAATGGGTATCAGGAGATTCTTCAAACTGCAGATAGGTTAGTCATTGACTCAGCCTCGTTATTAGCAGCTACTCAACTATCAGGTAGCCTGACAGGAACCACTGCAAGTTTTACTGGAAACATAACAATCAGTGGAACTCCTTCTGCTAATACAGATGCTGCAACTGTTCAGTATGTAAATACTGTAGCTGCTGGAATTACATTGACTGCCAGCAACCCAATCAGTATTAATAGTCTGGATATCCAAATCGCAGATGCATCTGATAGTGCTGTAGGTGCACTTAGGTTTGCAACTGACGCTGAAGTCATTGCAGGAACAGTAGTCGATGCAGCTATAAAACCTGGGCAACTAGCCTATGTATTAGATGACCTAACTTTTACCGGTACATCTCCTGTAAATATTACAGAGTCACCAGCAAATACTTACACAGTTGACATTAACGACGCTTCAACAACAGGCGCAGGTGCAGTTCGATTCGCTACTACAGCAGAAGCATCTGCAGGGACAATCACTGATGCAGTGATGAGTCCTAAGAATGTAGCGGATTCTATCGCTGCCATTCCAGACTCAACGTCAAGCCTTAGAGGTCTCGCAAGGCTTGCGACTGGAACTGAGGCAACGACAGGCACAGCAACTGATGTTGCAGTAACTCCTGCGCAATTGACAGAAAAAGTAGACACTGTCGATGTGACTGCAACAGCACCATTAAGCGTAAGTCAAACCGGAAGAGTATTTAATGTATCTGCCGGATACGCTACCGATAGTGCATCAGGTTTAATTCGGCTAGCAAGCAGCTCTGAACTTTCAGCGGGGACAGCTACTAATGTAGCGATCACACCGGCAAACTTAGAAACGAGATTAGGTGGTTCACCAATTGTTGACGCATCAACTTCTGACAAAGGACTTATAGAAATTGCAACAAATGCAGAAGTTCTAGCTGGAACGGCAACACTACTTGCCGTTACACCTGCATCACTACGAGATACGCTTGATCAAGCTACGTATGTCTTAGATGGTGGCTCATATTGATTATAATAGTCATAGGATTTTTCCTAGATAATATAGGTTTCTACCATGAAAATTCAGCTAAAGCGAAGTAATGTACTGTCGTCAGGCGCTGCTAAAGAGCCAACAGCTGCTCAACTAGAGTATGGTGAATTAGCTGTCAATTTCAGTAGTACAGACCCCGCAATCTTTTTAAAAGATAGCAACAATAATATCATTAGAATTAGTGGTGTTGGCAACATTGCTGATGATGGTTTAGCAAATGTACCGGATGGAACTAATCCTCCATCAAACCCCGAAGCAGGTAATCTTTGGTATAACTCAGATCAAGGTCGGTTATTTATTTACTACCAAGATACTGATACCTCACAATGGGTAGATGCAAGTCCAGATAGCTGGGATCCATCTAGTTATCCTGATGTCACTAATTCAAGTGCTCAGGCAAATACACTTGATGATCGTTATGTGATGGCTAATGCTGCAGGTAGCGGTGCTGTAGGCGGAGGAACCGACGAAATTGTCATGGAGTTTGATCAGACAGTAACTACTGACTACACAATCACCAGTGGTAAAAATGCCTTAACTGTAGGACCACTTGGTGTTAATTCAGGTGCCACATTGACGGTTCCTGCCGGTTCTAATCTGATCGTCTTGTAATCCTGCATAGAATTTATTATGGCTATTTCAATTAACGGTTCTACTGGTATATCAGGTGTTGACGGATCAACCTCATCTCCATCACTGCGAGGAAGCGACGCAGATACTGGTATTTCTTTTGGGTCAAATACCGCTGCCATCTCTACAGATGGAGTTCAACGAATACATGTAGACAACAACGGAAAAGTAATCTTAGCGTCTAATACTGATATCAACGGTAATATGGGATTCACAGGTGACATGGGTGTTACTGGTGATGTAGGTGTGACTGGGGCAACAACCTTCACAGGGGCTATGACAGTCACCGGTAATTCTGGCTTCACAGGTGCTATGACAGTCACCGGTAATTCTGGCTTTACGGGTGATTTAGATTTAAATGGCAAATATGTCACTAACATTGTTGCAATGTCAGCTTTAGACGTGGATTGTAGTGAGGGAAATTATTTTACTAAAACAATCAACGGAGCCAGCACATTTACCTTTAGTAATGTGCCTTCAAATAAATCATTCTCCTTTACTCTTGAGGTTACCCATAACTCTGGATCAATTACATGGCCTTCTTCTGTTAAGTTCCCTGCTGATACTGCACCAACATTAAATACAAGTAAAACTCATTTATTTGTCTTTGTCACTGATGATGGTGGATCTCGATGGAGAGGTAATGCTGTAGTTGACTTTACTAATTAAAAGAGGAAAATAATAATGGATCCACAGAGCCGCAACCAATTATTAACCGCAAATAGTGGTGGAGATAATTGGGAAATTATCATGGCAGCAGACAGAAAAAACAACAACACTGGTTCTGATTTAAAATGGGGATATACAGGAACTGGTGGCTGGAGAAATATCACTAGTAGCAACACGAATGCCTCCTACAGGGTTGGATTTGGTAATGGATCTGGACTTTATGATGCCTTCTTCAATAAACAAGACATAACAAAGATGGCTTTTGTAAGTGGTACTGGAGATTATAAAAATCCAACAACACACACTAAATACATTGTGTACGAGTTAGTAGGCAGCACAGGCTCGCAATCACTTTATACTCTTCTTTATAATCTAGATTCCTATAACAGAAACAACTCGTGGGCTGGAACTTCAGGCGACTATATGTTCCAATCCGACTCTGCTACTAACTTCGTTGGTGGCTATGCAAAAAGTGGAAGTAGTATTCTTGATAGTGGTCATTACAAAGCTAAGGGCGGGGCTTCCCCTGCTTCTTTTTGTATATGGGGCAATAACAATGCTTCAGATAATGACACTCAAGTCCTTTGTGGATATAGTGGTAATCTGAAGTCTGGAAAAGGTGATTCTTGGAGAGGTGTTGATCCACAAGAAACCTTCTGGAGTTATTGGGGAAATGATTTTCACTATAGTTCTAGTAGTCAAACAATTAGCGCTGGTGGGCAGACCGATCCAGGTTGGGGAGCCAGTGCTGGAAACAGCATGTCTCATGTTAATGAACTAGTTTATTTAATAGCCGCATAAAAATATCTCTATCATTTAATTAAGGACTGAATTGTTTATTTATTGAAAGCCATGTTAATTCAAATTGAATCAGGACAACCCGTAGGCAATCCTATTAACGAAAGGGAATTTAAATCACTGCACAGTAATGTTTCTTTTACTATCCCATTAGAAGTAGAAGATGTGATAAGTCGTGGATATGCTCTTTATCAAGAGTCAAACCCGCCTGAAACATCAAACCACGAGCTTGCCGAGAGATCCACACCTGTAAAAGTTTCAAATGAACTCTGGGAAACTGGGTGGTCCGTTCGTCAGATGACCCCTGAGGAGAGCGCAAAAGCAGATGCAGACCAATCCACTTTAGTACGAAAAGAAAGGGATTCCTTGCTCGCACAGAGTGACTGGACACAATTTACTGACAGTCCGTTATCCGAAAATGCAAAGACTGCTTGGGCTTCATATCGTGATTCACTAAGAAACATTCCATCTCAATCAGGATTTCCTTGGGATATTATCTGGCCTGAATTGCCAGTATAATTATATTTAGGGATACATTGCATTATTACTGCAATCCTAAAAGCTTTAACCCTTATAATTTTTTATCATGACACTAAGTATAGATGGGGCGGCAGGTATTTCTGGCGTGAATGGAACGGCTAGTGCTCCTGCTATTAAAGGGACAGATGCTGATACCGGCCTGTTCTTTGGCACTAATACTGCTTCTATTGCTACTGCTGGTAGCGAACGGCTATCTGTAGCAGCTAATGGAAATGTACAGGTTGGCACTACAGTCGTTGATGCTAACGGTAAGGTGCAGGTTGGAAGTACAATCGTTGATGCTAACGGTAAGATAGGCATTGGTTCTACTCCTACAACTGACTTAGACCTCAATGGCAATTGTGCATCTAACGCCGTTGCTGTTTCTGGATATGATATCGACTGCTCACTTGGAAATTATTTTACTAAGACGTGTAATGGGAACAGTACATTTACAATTTCAAATGTACCAACCTCTAGAGCTTTTACTATTGCATTAGAAGTTACTCATACATCAGGTACGCTCACATGGCCAGCAGCAATCAAATGGCCTGCTGATACGCCGCCAACACTGACCGCAGGTACTACCCATCTATTTGTGTTCGTCACTGACGACGGTGGCACTCGCTGGCGTGGTTCTGCTCTTGTTGATTACGTAAACTGAAGAGGTAAAAATGGATATCACTACAGAAAAAATACTGCTAGGTACTACTAGTGGTGACGGTGGTCCAGAAGATCATTGGGTAACCTTTACAACGAGCGGTGTCAGGTTCAAAGAAAGATCAGCGCAACACATAGCTTTAGATGTAAACGATGACGGTGAAGTCTTCGTTGCTGGCATTTCTATGGGAAACAGATACAACACCTCTACTGAGCCAATATCATATCAATCCCTGCACCATTTTAAACTTAATCCTGACGGAACTCGGGCACACTATAAAATCCAAGCAGGTGGAGGTGTAGCCGAAAATCCATACCGAAATGATGGTGGTGAGTCTATGAGTCTTGTAGATATTAGAGCCAACAAAACAGGTGGTGGCTACTGGACAGTTACCGGTTGCAGACCCTCACGAACAAGCAACGGGAATGGCGTGCTTTATAACAGGTTTGACTCTTCTGGTTTAGGCTTAGGTTCTACTCATATGATGAGAACAATTAGTAATTCAAATGGCACCAATATTAATACGCCTCTTTTTGCTGGTGGACCAAGCACTGATAAGCAAGCAGCAACAGTGTCTGATAACGATCAGTTGGATACCGAGCAAGTTGCTTCAATTTTTTCCAGTACCGGAAGTCTTACTACACAAAAGAATATTACGCAAGGGGAACAGGATGGTGGACCTTCACCATGTTGCTGGGATGAATCAGGGAATTTGTGGATATTAACTCCTTATGACCCTCCTTCAGGTAGCTCGCATACTGAGGGTAGCGTTATCATGCAAGTGTACGGCGATGGATCAGGTGTTAACACATCAGGCTATATTATTCAAAAAGGTAGTGGAAGTAATGGAGATAAAACTAATGGTCATCAATGTGGAATACGTGTAACTAATGATCATATCTATGTATTAGATTATTCTGGCTACACTTACCAGAACCTTGGATTCAGTAGCAGTAGCGCTCAATATCAATATTACTTAGGTATCTATAAAATTAGTAGAGCTACTGGTGCTTTTGTATGGAGAAGGAAGATAGGTTACGACTGGAACTGGAATACAAGACCCTATTCGGGAGATACTCAAGGCCCAAAATTTGATATTGACGACGACGGGAACTGCTATGTGATTGTTAACCCCTATAAATACACTGGCTCGTATCCCTATCAGTATAATTATTTTAAACCTTTCATTTGTAAGATAAATAGTAGTAACGGATACGCAGATTGGTTCAGGGAAATTGAATTTACTACAAATGCTGCCGGAGATACTATTGCAGCGATCGGTGATACCCGAAATGGTTCAAACGTACTTCATGACATAAAAGTAAAAGGTGAATGCATGTACATAGCCATGTCACAGTATAGGAATACTTTTCAAAGCAATGGGGGAAGAGGATATGCGCAGATAGGTGTAATGAAAGCACCTTTAGATGGCTCTTTAACGAAAACTTTTAACTTCCCGTCAAGTAACAGCTGGTTACAGAACGGAATCTTTAGATACGCTAGTAACAACATTGGTTTTGATACATCTAATAATTGGGATGTGCTTAGTTCCTTTTCACCCTCACATCAATCTTTTAATCAATATAATCGTGGTCATTCTATTTACGCTACTAACCAATCTGGACTTGGCACTTACACAAACGATTTAGATGCCTAATTAAATTAACTAGTACTTTTTCATCTTTAATACCATGATTTATGCATTTGTTTCTGAAACCAACGAGCTAATTGAATACCCAGTATCTATAAGGGAAATTAAGAACAAGTTCCCTAACACCAGCTTCCCAAAGCCGTATGAAGATTTAGATCTAAATAGCTTTGGGGTTAGAGTGGTTACAGCTGTCCCTACTCCAGAAGTTGATTATTCAATAGAGTACGCTGTTGAGTTAGATCCTACTTATGTAGATAATGCTTGGACACAGACTTGGCAGGTTTTACCTTTTTCTGCTGAAGTTATAGCTGGACGCGTAGAGTCAGCAAAAGAAAATGTTCGTGCACTTAGAGATTCTTTGCTTGTCGCATCTGATTGGACTCAACTAGTAGATTGTCCTCTATCAGCAGAAGATAAACTTCTTTGGTCAGCATACCGACAGTCACTTCGTGATGTTCCAGAGCAATCTGGTTTCCCCGCAGAAGTTGTTTGGCCTGAAGAGCCTAGTTAATAAGATTGACGTAATCAATGGCACGCAGTCGTTAAAATATAACTATATAAGTGTGTATAGTAATGGCTGCTATTAATTTCCCAACTGCAACGGCTAATGGC